CTGAAGAATATCAAGGGTTTGTTTATTGCATTACTAACACTTCAACAGGAATGAAGTATATAGGTAAGAAGAACTTGTGGAGCATCCTCAAACGCAAACCCCTCAAAGGTAAGTCTAATAAGCGACATAGTCGTGTGGAAACCAATTGGCAAGGGTATTATGGAAGCAGCAAGAGACTCAGTGCAGACATTGAGAAACTTGAACCACATACAATAACACGAGAGATCCTGCACTTATGTGCAAACAAGACAATGATGGCATATTGGGAAACCAAACTGCAATTTGACTTAAACGTGTTGTACGATGACACCTACTACAATGAGTTCATTAGTTGTAGAATAAATGCAAATGGGATAAAATAAATTCCTCAATGATATCAATGACTTAGCAAGCCTGGACACGTAACCTCTTGATTTATAAGGGATTTATAAAGGTTGACAAACTGTGTATTGGTGCTATACTTAATGTATAGGCAATAATGCTTAGGCAAACAAAAGGCACAGCGTAATGACAATAGAACAACTTATTCTAGACCGTGATCAAGCACTAGAGCATTATGAATATTGCTTAGAGCACTACGGTGAAACGGACGAAGACACTATCCAAAGTGAGAATGACTACAACACTCTCTGTGGCATAAACTCCACATCTGATACTGTTTGATTTGACAGCCCAGCACTTGTGTGCTATAATAACACATACACAGCAATTCAGCGGTGTAACACACAGAAAGACACTTCCAAATGGGACAAGCAAAACAACGCAGTGCAGAGATAGCCGCATGCAAAGCCGCACCAAAAACCGTGCATTTCTTTGCAATCCGTCATCATCAAGATGGCCTTTCTGAAGTGGTTAGGGCACACGTGCAACTGACTCCCAACCGGCTCAACAACAAGAATTTCTTGTTGCGTGAAATCTGTTTGAAAGATTGGCTTCAGACTCCACCAGTTGAATATATTGCAGAATACCTGTTGCAAACAAACAGTTATCAAATTATGGAACAGCTGAAGTCTGAAAAGACTGATAGGGGTTTTGTGATCAATTTCCATGAAATGGATCAAGCACTTTCAATTAACGGCGACACGCAATACTCTTGCCGTGAAATGATTGCAATGAGTCTGCCTAATTTAGAGCAGTATGCAACCACCTACAGCAGTATGCTGACAGCGTGATGAGTAGCCATCATGTAGCAACAGCCGCAGAGATGCGAAAACTACTTGCATTAGATTTGCTTAAACTTGAACAGTCAGGACCTAATTGGAATACCTACAGTGGACATCCTGCTGGACGACACATACGGTGGGATGGTGAAGGTTATGCTAGTGTAGTTGGTAGTAGTGCTGGTAAAGTTGAACGTTGGATTCAAGTTGAATTACACTCTGGCAATGAATAAGTCTTAGACTATTCAGCTAACACGAAAGACTCTTAGGAGTCTTTTTTCATGAGTAAATAATGCCTTTGTATAAATACTTATATGAAAACCTTAAGGCAAGAATACTTAGATGAATGGCGTATATGGTATAATGCGTTTAACAAAGCACGTGAACTAAAAACTTACATACATCCTGACTGGCAACACTTTGCTGTTTGGCTTAATGAACTTGGTCCAAGAAAGAACCCCACGGATCAATTCTGTAGAGATGACTGGACTAAAGGTTGGACACCTGATAATGCCGGTTGGCGCTCAATGCCATTTGGACGTAATAGAGTGTATGGATACGCTAAAGCAAGTTATCAACAACGAATCAGTCCTAAGGATTACTAGCCGTTTTGTCACCATATTTGTACTAATAGGATAAATATTATTATGGACAATTATGAATTCAAATACGCATTAAACAATACAAGAACAAGTCCGGCTAAAGGTCCAGGGCGGACTATTAATCCTGACAAATGGATTAAAGGTCCAGACCGTATTTGTCACGACAAGTATTATGCCTGGCTTAAACACCGTAGTCAAGCAACTTATCGCAAAGAAGATTATGAATTAACTTGGGATCAATGGGAAAGTCTTTGGCCACACGAACTGTTCTTGCGTCGTGGAAAAGGTCCTGACAGTGTTTGTCTTGTGCAACTTGATCGCAGTGTTGGATGGAACATAGACAACGTAGAAATAATAGTTCGCAAAACACATTATAGTGGCATAAAGTTGTCTGACAGAAAATGATTGATCCAGACTTTGATCCTTACAGTATAATGATGCAGTTAGTTGAAACAGTTAATTCGCAGGCACGATTACTTGAAGAAATAGTACGAGCACACAATAAACACGAACAAAAGATGATTGCTCTACAAAATCAAAACAACTTTCTTAGACACGAGCATGATGTAGACCGCAAACAGATAGTATTGGTTAGTCAAGCCTTAAATGAGTTATTAAGTGATTCTGAGTAGTCCCCAACAATCTATTGCAAATGACAAACATCGCTTTAAGGTAGTTGTAGCCGGTAGACGCTTTGGCAAAACTTTTCTGTCAATACGACAGTTGTGTTACCATGCAAGGATGCCTAATCAGAACATCTTTTACATCACAAGTTCCTACCGGGCAGCAAAGATGATTGTGTGGAAGCCTCTTAAAGAACGCTTGCTAAGTTTAAAATGGGTAGTCAAGGTTAATGAAAGCGAACTAAGCATCACACTCAAGAATGGCAGTGTAATAAGTCTTAAAGGTGCAGAGAATCCAGACAGTTTACGCGGTACAAGTTTAAGTTATGTAGTAATAGATGAAGTTGCAGATGTTGATACAGACTTATGGATTAGTGTTATACGTCCGGCACTTGCTGATCAAAGGGGCGGAGCAATGTTCATTGGTACACCCAAAGGCAAAAGCAACTGGCTCTACGACTTGTATCTAATAGAAAAACAACAACCTAACATATGGCGCAGTTGGCAGTACACAACCATTGAAGGTGGCTTTGTTGATCAAGAAGAAATAACACAAGCTCGTGCTGACATGAGCCTAAAACAATTCCGTCAAGAGTTTGAAGCAACATTTGAAACAACAGAAAACAGAGTTGCCTGGGCGTTTATTAGAGATGACAATGTTCGCGAAGCACCAGACTATATTGACCACAGTATCATACACATTGGTATGGACTTTAACGTATCACCTGCAACAGCCGCTATCTTTGTTAAGGATAATGCAAAGATGTACCAAATAGATGAAATACTAATGTACTCATCAAACACCAACGAATTAGTTACAGAAATTAAAACACGATATCCTAGGAGCAAGATATTTGTTTATCCTGACCCTAGTGGCAACCAAAGACGCACAAGTGCCGGGGGCATGACAGACCATACTATATTATCTAACGCAGGATTTGTTGTTAAAGCCCCCCGCAAACATGATCCGGTAAGAGACAGAATTAATGCTTACAATGCTCGGTTATGTTCCGCAGACGGCATTAATAACCTTTATATAAGTAGCACTGCTAAATATACAATAGAAAGTCTTGATAAATTTACATTTAAGGAAGGTACACAAGTGCCTGACAAAGATAGCGGATACGATCATATGTTTGATGCGGCGTCATACTGCATAGCATATCTATTCCCACTAACACGGGACATAGATCCTGACAGCCAACAACCGCAACGCTGGGGCATTGCATTAGCATAAAGGAAAAAAAATAATGGACGCAATACAATTATTAACAACAGAAGTAGCACAAGCAGTAAGTGGCAATACCATATACGAAGGTTATAAAAGCCAATGGCGCTACATGATGGAATCATACATGGGCGGCATGGAATATCAAAACGCTGAACACCTTGTAAAATATCAATTAGAAACAGAAGGTGAATACCAGAACCGTTTAGATACTACTCCACTACAGAACCATTGTTCAAGTGTTATTAGTGTATACAACAGTTTCTTGTTTGGACAACAACCACAACGATCGTTTGGTAGTGTTAAGAATATGCCTGAACTTGAAGACTTTCTTAATGATGCAGACTTTGATGGACGCAGTTTAAACAGCTTCATGAAAGATGCGGCAACTTGGGCAAGTGTGTTTGGTCATGCTTGGGTTGTAGTAGCAAAGCCAGACATTGGGGCAACTACAAGAGCAGACGAGTTAGCACAAGGTGTTCGTCCATATCTAAGTTTACTTACTCCATTAGTTGTTCTAGACTGGCGTTATGCAAGAGCACCAAGCGGACGTTATCACTTAGAATACATTCGTTATGTTGAAGACGTAAATGGTGATGTAAGTGTTGTCAAAGAATGGACTATGGAAACAGTTCGGACAATGACAATCAATACAACAGACGATGTGTTAATTAGTGATGAGCAAGTACCTAATCAACTTGGAACAGTTCCGGTTGTATGTGTGTACAACAAACGCTCAACAATTAGAGGCATTGGTATTAGTGACATTGGCGACATAGCTGATGCACAGAAGTTTATCTATAACGCCACAAGTGAAATAGATCAAAGTATTAGACTAGACTCCCACCCAAGTTTAGTCAAGACTTTAGAAACCAATGCTGGCATTGGTGCTGGTAGTTTAATACACATGCCTGAGAACTTGGACCCTGGACTAAAGCCTTACATCTTAGAGTTTAGTGGTGCAAGCATTGACAAGATACTATCAGCAATTGAACATACAATTGAAAGTATTGACAAGATGGCTAACACTGGAGCAATCCGTGCTGTTGAAAGTCGTACAATGAGTGGCGTTGCAATGCAAACTGAATTTAGTTTACTTAATGCTCGCCTGGCTGAAAAAGGTAGCGCATTAGAATTAGCTGAAGAACAGATATGGATACTATGGTCCCGGTACATGGGCAAAGTATGGAACGGGGTAATTAACTATCCAGACAGCTTTAACATTCGCGACAACCACAATGACCTAGACTTGTACTTAAAAGCATCAACAGCAAACATTAATAGCAAAACATTCAATAAAGTTTTACAGAAAGAAATTGCTAAACTTATCGTTGAAGACGAGAGTGAAATGCAAGCAGTTGTAGATGAAATTGAAGCACAGCCTAATGGTGTTGAAAACATGATGATGGAAGCACACGATATGATGAATCCAGAGACTGGTGATGTTCGCACAGTAAGTACAATGGAACAGCATGAGTTACTTGAATCACAAGGATGGGTTGAAGCAGTCTAATGGCAACTGAATTCCAGATAAATGCACACGATGCACTAATAGATAAACTTAGTATTAGCTTTGGTAAAGGATTGCGTCCATTATTTACTAGCCTAGTAACTGAAATTGCATTCCTTGGATCTAATCCTTCCAGGACACAAGTGTTGGCATTATTTGCCCCTATCCGTGCATATGTTGCAAATCAGAGAGAGTTGCTTAATGAAATATATGCAAGCAACATTGCAATGAATGCTGACGTAATTGACTCTAGTATAACAAGTTTAGACACTGAAAGTATAATGCAAGAAACATTATTCAATGTGCAAAAGACACTAGAGACTCAGCAGAACACTGTTATTAATAGTGTTGTGCTTGGAGGCCTAACAGGTGCCGCTATAGGCGTAATCCTCAAGGACCTCCGGGCCATAGTGAATAAAAGTATTAGAACTATTACTAATACCTTTAACACCATTGTAAGAAACTTTGATGGAGCAGTAACTATCCTTAGGGGTAGCATTGCCGGGATTGACAAATATCGTTATGTAGGTGGATTGATTAAGACTTCAAGACGCTTCTGTAGCAGTCATGATGGGCAAGTAATGACAGTCAAAGAAATTAATAAAATATGGCGTGGAAGTTGGGGTGGTAAAGCACCAGGCTCTCCGTTTGTGGTCCGGGGTGGATACAACTGTCGTCATATATTTGTACCAATAAAGGAAACAGTATAATGACTTATATAAAAAAGAAACCTAAAAGTAAAGGTAGAGGCAAAGGCACAAAGAAGAAGTAACTACCGTGTTTAAACCAAAAATTAGACAACTTATATAAATAATAATATAATAAAATACAAACTCTTAAAGGGAGGCGATGCTACAATGTCAGAAAATACGTTGGTAAATGAAAGCGCGACTGATGCGAACACTCTAGCAGTTGAAAATCAGGCTATAGAAGCAAAATCTTATTCACAGGAAGAAGTAGATAATATGATGGCTCGCATGAAAGGCAGTCTTCAGAAAAAACTATTAAAGCCATATGAAGAACTAGGTGACGTAGATGAACTTCGCAATATGAAATCTCAAGCTGAACAATTAAAGCAAGAGGAAGCATTAAAGCGTGGTGAATTTGAAACTGTTCTAAAAGAATTAGCTTCTAAAAAGGATGCTGAAATCCAAAAACGAGACAGTGTTATTAAGGAATACAAAGTTAATACGCCATTGCTAAGTTCAGCTGCAAATAATCGTGCAGTTAATCCAGAGCAAGTTAAAGCGTTATTAGCTTCAAATGTAAGACTTAATGAAGACGGTGAAGTTGAAGTAGTTGATGCTAAAGGAGCAGTTCGTTACACAGATAACGGAAGTGTTCTAAGTGTTGATGATCTTGTGCGTGAATTCTTAGATTCCAATCCGCACTTTGTACAACCAACTGCGTCAACAGCCAACACTAAAAGCAGTTACGGAAGTGACTTAGGTAATAGCTTTGATGTCTCTAAATTAGATATGAGCAACCCGGCCCACAGAAAACTATATGCCGAGGCAAGAGCCAAAGGCAAAATATAATATATAGACAACTTAGGAGATAATCAATGTCTAACACAACATCAATTAACAGCGAATTATTCGCTCCCCTTGTAACCGCGGCACAGTTTGCGGCTTACGAACAGTCAGTAGCACGTCAGATGATGACGGTATTTGACGCTCCAGCAAACGCTGGTAAAGTACTAACAGTTCCAGTATGGTCAGCAGTAATTGCTGAAACAATTGCGAACGAAGCAGCGGCTGTTGCTGCTGACACTAACACAACTTCTGCTACAATCACTTTGAGTGAGCACGTTGTATTCCACAAAGTAACTGATATGTTACGTGACAGTGCTTATAGCAATGTTATGACTCAACTTGGTGACCAATCAGGTCGTGCTATTGCTGAAGCAATGGACAAACAAGCATTTGCTGAATTCACTAACTTAGGTGGATCTGCTACTGCTATCGCACTTGCCGCTTTTGGTAAAGACGACATCATGGATCGTGTTTCTGATCTAAGAGCAAACAAACTAACTGGTCCTTTCTACGCTGTTATTCACCCAACAGCAGCTAACGCAATCAAGAAAGCCTTGACTGCTTCAGACAACTATGCCGCTTCAGGTTCAGTTGCTGACAGCATCCTTGCTAACTACTTTGTTGGTCAGCTTGCTGGATGCCGCATAATTGAATCTGCTTTGGTTCCATATAATGCCGGTACTGGAGTTGCTACTTGTGCTATATTTGCAGGTTCTGCAATTGGTCATGCAATGCGTGGATCAATTACTATGGAACAACAGCGTCAAGCTGCCGGACGTGCTACTGATATAGTGCTTACTGGCGTTGCTGGTGCAGGTGTGCTACAAGCAACTCATGGCTTCATCATGAACGTTGATCTAGTAGCCTAAGGAGTAACATAGAATGGCTTTTATAAGAGAAAACTCAACCGTAATCAGTTTTGCTGAATATGATGATGTTATCGCAAGGGATCAAAGACTATTTGATTCCAATGAAAGCCTTACTGACGATGTTGTAGAAACTTCTTTAATTAGAGCTACTGAGCGTATATTATCTAAGATACGCTCAAGTGCTTGGTGGACTGATTATTATGTCGCAAGATCTAGTAATCAGTCCTACCGCACTGTAGCTGATGTTCCAGCACTTGATGTGGATCGTATTGTTGCAAGACAAAACGACTTCACAGACTTGTGCGTTTACACTGCCCTAAGTGAATTCATATTACCCATGGTTGCTGACTTTGGTAATGAAGAAGACGCTGAAAGACAGAAGATGGGATATTACACTACTAAAGCAGCGGCCTTAATGGCTGAACTGCTAGGTGCAGGTGACTGGTATGACTTTGATAATGACGGTACTATTGTATCATCTGAGAAGTCACCTGGAGCCATTAACTTGAAGAGGGTGCGATGAGAGAAGATATTTTAAATTATATCAAAACACTTAGCTTGGGAAGCTTCACTGTAAGTGATGAACTGCCAAGAGAAGAATCCGGACTAATGATGTACATAAAGCATCCAAAACGAATATATGTTGAAAGAGAACAGTATTCAGAGGAACCTTTAATACAAACACTAGACGGACTTGGTATCCACTCAGAATCAACAACTGTAAGTATCTACTTTACTGCGGATGCAAAAACAATACCAGCAAACTATAACACGTTAATACAAAGTTTAAGATTAGGCAAGAACGTAAATACAACATCAGGATATAATAGTCGTGCTGTTGAAGTTCAAAGCGATTACGTCAATGACTTATTAGTAACGCAAATAGACTATACATTTAGTAAGCTAACATAAAGGAAAAAGCATGGCTACATACATTACTAGTCCAGGTGGAACAACAGGAACTTCTGCTAGTCCACCAATCTTAACACTAACATCATCTGTTTCAGGCGATTTAGTATTACCAGGTCTCCAGGACGTGACCATTAACAGTGCAAACGATGTGTTTACATGGACACAATTAGATCAGGCTGCAAAACTACAGATCGCTACAACTTCAACCAACAGTATTAGTACTAACTTGGTTGTTGACGGTACGTTGTTCTTTGGTGATTCAGGTGGATCAGTTGGTGCCGCAGACACATTAGGCCTTTTAGGTCTAAGTAACGATAAAACAGCAGTAACATTTAGCATCAACATTGGTGATAAAACGTTGTCTGGTGCAGGATTTGTTACTGGTCTAGCACCAAGCGTATCAGCAGACAGCCCAGTTTGGGTATCTCCTGTTACTATCACAGTAAACGGCGAATACACCGTAAGCTAAGAAGTAGAGCGTGAGGGCACTATAAAAGGGGGGTTTACGCCCCCCTTTTATTGCGAGTGCTAAATACAATGTAGGAAAGATTAATGGACCCAATAGATAAAAAGACAGACCACGAGATATATCTGAGCGTTGTTGCAGAGGCAGCAAAAGCAAAGAACGAATTAGGTTGCGCCCAGCGTGACTTAACAAAAGCAAATAGCAGACTAGAATTTCTTCTAGTTCTTGCGAACACTTTGATTAACAGAAAAAAGGATTAACAGATGAAACTAGAAGCACTCGCAAGCAAACCAAAACTAATTAAAATTACTATTGACGATAAGGATATTATTGCCACCTATGGTGAAGCAGTTGAATTCCACGTCTACGACAGACAAAACATGGACACATTTATGAGTCTTGCGTCACTTGAAGGTAACAGTCAATTTAGTGACATTGCTAAAGTAGTTGCCGGATTGATTATGGATGAAAAAGGCAAACTAGTACTTGGTGATGGAGAAGTGTTACCAATGGACTTAACAATTAAAACAGTTGAGAAAGTGATAACCCACTTGGGAAACTTAATGACCCCGACTTCAGCAAGTTAACAGCTAGTTCATATGCTTGGTTAACATTAGACTTTGTTGCCAAGCGTTATGGAAAGTTGCCAACTGAAGTACTAAGAGATGGGTCAAGCGTAGACGTAAAGATTGCAAACTTTGCATTGCAATATGAGAATTATTTAAGTAAGAAAGAGCCAGGTACACCAAAAGACTTAACTGAAGAGCAAATGCAAGAAATGTTAAATACAGCGAGGGCACACAAGAATGATAAAGAAGTTAACAAATAATATTAGTCCAAGACTTGATAGAACTCAGAAGTTGCTTGATGCCATACCTAAAAATGCTCATATGAAGTTTAAGGCAGTGACGCCAATTAGAACCGGCAATGCTAAAAGAAAGACAGACTTTAATGGAACTGATACTATTAGTGGAAACTACAACTACGCTAATAAATTAAATGAAGGCAGTAGTAAGCAAGCAAGAAACGGCATGACAGAGCCTACAATTGACTTCATAAGAAACGAAGTTAGAAAAATAGTAAGGTAACATTATGGCAACAACAATAGACAGATATAAGTTAATAGTTGACACCAAGAGCGCAACAGCCGGTGTTGGTGGATTTGCAACAAGTCTTAAAGGCTTAGGTCCATTAATGGCTGCGGCATTTAGCATTGCAGCCATAACAAAGTTTGCCGGGGCAATGAAAAACGCAACAGGTGAATTTGAATCTTATCGCAATAGTTTAAGTTTAATTACAGACAGTCAACAAGAACTGTCTGATACAATGCAGAAGTTAAACAATGCCGCAGTTGCCAACCGTGCTGCCTTTGGTGACACAATTGACTTGTATACTAAATTAACACTTGCAACTGAAGAACTAGGTGTTAGTCAAGACCAAGTATTAAAAGTTACAGGCAACTTCCAGAAAGCACTTGCTATATCTGGTGCTGATGCTGGCACTGCCGCAGGCGCTATTAGACAGTTTGGTCAAGCAATGGCATCAGGCACAGTGCGTGGTGATGAATTTAATAGTATTGTTGAAGCACTAGGCCCAGCGTTAATTATTATGGCACGTGAGAGTGGTATAACAGTTGGTGAACTTCGTAAGATGTCACAAGCCGGTGAGTTAACTGCTGAATCGTTCTTTAAGATGGTTGAAGGAAGTGAAGCAATACAAGCGGCATTTCAAGCAACTAGCAAAACAATTACACAACTTGAACAAGAAGTTAGTGATGCATTTAGTAAGTTACTAGTAGTATTTGCTGAAAACTCAGGTGCGGCAGATCTTTATAGAAGTGTATTAGAAGACCTTGCACGTGGAATGCGCGAAGTGGCTGGAGCAAGCACTAGTTTAGAAGCCGCTAGTTTTGAAAACTTAGTTAATGACGAAAGCCTTGGCACTGCAATTGAAAGACTTAAAGAATTTAATATTGACACAGAAGCAGCCGTAAAGTTACTTGCTAAAATTAACGAGTTGCAATCCGGCGACGCAACTGACGTGTTTGGTCTTAGACTTGCAGGACACAATAACACTCTAAAAGCTCAATTAAAACTATTAGGTCTAACGATTGAACAATACAATAATTATTCTTCAGCATTACAAGAACAAGTTCGCCAACAAAATGTATTAGGAGAATCAACTAAATTAGAACTTAAACAGTTAGAAGAAAAAAGAAAAGTTACAGAGGCAACATTAAAACCGTATAAAGACTTGTTAGCAAGTATTGATGAAATGGTCAAAGCTAATGAACGTGGCAAAAGTTCTTTAGTTAAAGCAACTGAAGCACAAACAGCCGCTAAGAAAGCACTAGAAGAATTAACAGCATTAACTGGCACTTATGCTGGATCCTTTATTCCAGACTTAAATGAAAAAATTGCAACTGCAAAAACACGTCATGAACAGTTAACTGAACAAGTTAAAAAATTAGGAGAGGCTGTTACTAAAACTTCAACAGCTCAAGGATTTTATGACAATCTAATTAAAGATGCACAATCTAGTGTAAATGAATTAGGCTTTGCTCAACGGGCTGTTGAAAAATTAAGTGTGGCATTTGCAGAAGGTAAGATTGCCCCAGAAGTGTATGAAGCCGCAATGCAGCGACTAAACAATACACTAGACGCTGTTAATAAAACTTCAACAGAACTTACAGATTACTTAAATCAAAACACAGTTAGTGCAGTAGAACGTGTTACAGATGCATTTAATGATGTAAGTCTTGCTGGATTAACCGGCATTAGTCGTCAACTAAAACAAATTGAATTAGACGAATTAAAATTAATGCGTACAGCACAAGAACGCATTAAAACACAATTTGGCGATGCTGATGCTACAAAGTTAAAAGACGCACTTGCTAGTGTAGAAGTAACAGCACGTTCAACTATTACTGCAAGACAACAAGCAGCCAAACAGACACAGGAAGCAATTGATTTAGAAATAAAATCACAAAGCACATTTAGCAGTGGTTGGAAGAAAGCGTTTGAAGAATACGAAGACAATGCAACTAATGCAGCCAAACGTGCTGAACAAGTATTTGCTAAAACAACCAAGGGCATGGAGGACATGATTGTTAACTTTGCTAAAACTGGTAAGTTTGAATTTAAGAGCTTTGTTGCAAGTCTATTAGAGGATTTACTTAGAGCACAGATACAACAGAGTATGGCAAGTATATTCCAACTACCAGCACTAGGTGGCGGAACAGGAACAGTTGGTAGTCAAGGAGGTGGATTGTTTGGAGGCTTCTTTGCAACTGGCGGAATGATACCTCCAGGACGCTTTGGTGTTGTTGGAGAAAATGGACCTGAACTAGTAAGTGGTCCTGCAAATGTAACACCTAATTTAGGCAGCGGTGCAGTTACATATAATATTAATGCTGTTGATGCAAGAAGCTTTAAGGAGTTAGTTGCAGCCGATCCAGGCTTTATACACGCAGTAGCAAACAAGGGCGCAAGTGCGTCACCAAGAAGGAGATAAACAGATATGAGCTTCCAATGGATAGTTGACAATGCTGAAACACTTAGCATTAATAGAAAGCAAGTAGTTGCAAGCACTACAGCAAGAGACGGAACTGTAAGAGCAACGTCAAGAGGTACTGCTAAGAAGGTGTTTACTGTTAAACTACCAGACGGTCCACGTTGGACTGATCTTAGAAGTAATATTTTGTTGGCTGAATCTTTAGACAAAGTTACATCTGCTTCAATAACACTATCATACGCAAACTTCCCCTGGTATTACGGAAATGTTGACCCTGGTGGCAGTGCTGAAACTTATAATGTAATCTGCATTAGCTTCCCAGAATGGACAATATTTGCAAGAGATCAAGTTAGTTGGGGCGGCCCCTTTGTGTTTGTAGAGGTGTAACATGAGTGTAGACTTAACAAGTTCACAAGCAGTTAGAACATCACTATTTGTTAGAATTGACGTTGCTGAATACAAAGCAACAACTGGCGCATCGTTTGCAAACGAAGTGTTAACATTTAGTGACCATGACGCAACATTTACTATTGATGCAGAATCATATGTTCCAATTGGAAGTTTATTAAACATTACATCAAGTTCAAGTGAACTTAGATCAAGTTCAAATACAATTACAATTACACTCAGCGGCATTCCAGACAGTAGCATTGCTGAAATAATTTACAGTAAAATTAAAGGTTCACCGGTTAAGATCTACCGTGCATACTTCCATGCAACAAGTGGCACACAAATTGGAACAACACAAGGACGTTACATTGGCACTGTTAACAATTACAGTCTTGATGAAGAGTATGACGTTGGTGCAAGAACTGCTTCAAACAGTCTCCAGATTGAGTGCTTGTCAAACGTGGATATATTAAGTAGTAAGATAGCAGGACGAAAGACAAATCCACAAAGTATGAAACAATACTATTCAACAGATGTTAGCTTTGATAGAGTACCTAACTTAAAAGATGCATCCTTTAACTTTGGAGCACCACAATGAGTTTCTTAAGTACATTAGGCAGCATAGCAAAAGGCGTTGGTGGCTTCTTAAAAAGTAATAGCCTTGGATCAAGTTTAGCCAAAACAGCACTATACGGATTAGCCTTAAAGAAGGTTAGTGACAGTATTAGAAAAAGTGCAGATGCCGCACAAGCAGCCGCAGATACAGGCAGTCGTGTAACAGTTAGTCCAGACACAACTAATAGTGTACCAGTAATATATGGTGATGCTTTTGTTGGCGGAGTTGTTACAGATGCAGAACTTATTGGTAACAATACACATATGTGGTTCTGTGTAACACTTAGTGAAAAGACAGGCAACCTTATTGACGGTACTGCTAGTGCATTTAGCTTTAAAGAAGTTTACATGGACGGCCTTAGACTAGACTTCAAAAGCGACGGCGTTACTGTTGATCTTGCATATGACGAAGAAGCCAACAGCACTGACAAATGGAGTGGATTATTAAAAGTTTATCCATTTAATGGCAATAGCGATTCACCAGCACAGTTAACAACTGAAAATGGAGGAAACTCAACAGCGGCTTACAACTTGTTTCCTAATTGGACTACTAACCATAACATGAACGACTTAATCTTTTGCTTAGTTAAAGTAGAATACAATGCCAAGAATAAAATTACAGGATTAGGTAATTTGCAATTTAAGGTATCTAATACAATGAAGAAGCCAGGAGATGTATTGTTTGATTATATGACCAATACACGATACGGCGCCGGCATCAGTACAGGGGAGATTTACAGTCAATGAATAGTCTAAGTTACTTAAATGGAATAAGTGACACAGTTGTGTCGTTTACAGACAACCGTCCTTCAAATGTTATATTTGATAGACCAAGAGCAAAAGATCAGACGTTTACAGATACTTCGCTGTCGTTCAATGTTATTGTAGGCATTAACATAATTGAAATAATTGGCAATCCAAATATACGCTACCAAATTGAAGTAGGTAGTACATATGCCACTGTAACTCTACCGTCTTTACCTGCCGGTGTAACATTAATAAGAAGCGGAAACACTTATACATTCTACGGTATAGACAGTGTAAGTGATTGGGACGCTGTTAAAAGTCCATTAATAACACTAACTGCTGGATTTGCTGGCAGTGTGTATTACAATCCATCAATTGTATATGATACTGATACTCAATCAAATCTACAAGAACAATGGACTATAGGAGTGTTTGTTCCTGATTCACTTATGGAAACAACATCTTTGTGTACAATCACCGCAAATAAAATTACAGGGATACAGCAAGCATTTACAGGTGCATTTACTATTAATCAAGCAATATTAACAAGAAGCGGATTTACAGACACAACTACTGTTGATTGGCTTGCAAATGCTACCAATCAAATCACAGGTGCTCCGCAGTTAATTTATGAAAACACAGATTCTGAAACATGGACAGTAACCGTAACTCCGAGTAATATTAATATAATTGATACATTAGCAAGTACAGTTAGTGGCGGCAGTGTTGGATTTAATAACACCACTAAAGTATTAACAATTAGCGGAACGTTTACACAAGTTAATTATCATCTTAATAATATGTCAATGATTAACTTGTCAGTAAAAGAAGACTTTGTGTTAACTTATGTAGCAACTTCTACCGCAACAGAATTAACAAATAGAGCTTACCAGGCAACACATACTGCCAACTGTTCAAACATAGATTATTTGTCTGAGCAACGAGGAATAGCATACCATTCTCCAGGAGTACCAACAGTGTTTGGCACAGTTGCTCCAAACATATTAGATCCAGATTATATAAACGCTGGAAATTATGTTTACACAGCTACTCCTACTACTCCTTCACAAATAACAAATATGTCCACTACTGGTATCATTAGATGGGGAGAAGATCAATCCTTTAGCGATCTACTATACTCTAGAGAAGAAGATGAGGGTGAGGGCTCGTGTTTTGTGTTTAATAGCACAAGTGACTTTGTGGCAGTTGGTTGGCAGTTTAATTTAGTAAACGGTTATGTCCAAGGTAAAGTAGATATATGGAATTTACAAAGCGGTGCTTGGATTAAAACACACACCTTGACTGGTTCAGCAGGCAGCTCTTTTGGTCAAAATATTAGATTTGCAGATGACAACACATTAATAATTGGCGCACCCAGTGCCGAAAATAGTGCAGGACGAGTTTACATATACAAAAAAAATATTGTACTAAATACTTGGAGTTTAGATCAAACACTAGTTGGTCAAACTAGTTGGCAAGATAGCAGTGGCAGGTATACTGGTTTGTTTGGATGGAGGATGGACAGTAGTGAAGACGGTGATCTACTAGTAATTGCAAATCATGTAAACCAGGCTGGTAGCGGCGGAAGCGGAGGAGACGGCGTGGATAGATCATATGAAATGACTGCTGAGATGTGGACCAGAACAGGTAGTGGCAGTTATAGTCGCATTGCAGTAGTAAATGTTGATAATACATTTAACGGCAGTTCTGTACTGTTTGACCAATGGAAAGACATAACTGTTTCTGCTAACGGAAATAGATTTGCACTAACATCGTATTACGATGGCATTAGTAGTTATGGGTACACAAAAATTTACAAACGTAACGGTGCAAGTTGGGCTTATGAACATACAATTCCAGCTCTACCAAATAATGTAGGTCAAGGCAGTGTGTTATTATCTGCAGACAGTAATACACTATGGCAATTTAACGAAAGAAAAGACGTGTCATATACTGAGGACGGAGCAATACTTCAATACAATTACAGCGGTGGCTCATGGGGCTCATCTACACAAATTGTAGCACAGGTGCCTGAAAATAATGCTAGGTTTGGATACCAAATGCGAATAAGTGATGACGGATCAACAGTGTTAATTCGCAGTCTTGGAAACGAAATAATTGAAGAACACAGTTTTGATCAGTCAACACACACACTAACTTATGTTAGAAGTTTTACTCCAACTAACTTCGGACCAAGTGGGTTATCCATTACACTAAACAATGACGGTACTAAATATTTAATTGGCGATGATGTTAACGGGTGGGAAATACATTCATATGGACCAAAGCCTGCAGATTTTGATCTAGCAACAAAGAAACTAACAATAACCGGAACAAAGTCGCAAGTTAATCAAGATATTGAAACAATGACAATAACAACTCCAAGTAATAGTTTATACAATGTAAGACTTGATTATAATGTAGTTACACCGGAATTAAATACAGAGTCTAAAACGCAAATTGTGCGTAGACAATAATAAGGATTAACAGATGGCTAGTAAGAATAAATTTGAAATAAACGGTGTTATAGATACAAGCAATAATGTATTAGACAACATTGAACTCCTAGCAACTAGTGCCGGGTGCTTTGTTACTTGGGATCCTAGTCTAGGACAATGGGCTGTTATTGTTAATGAACCAAGTGCAAGCGTTAAGAGTTTTGATGACTCAAATATACTTGGTAGTATTAATGTTGGCGGCAGTGGAGTTAATGTATTATACAACAGTGTTCTAATAGAATATCCACACAGAGATCTTAGAGACGCAACTGACTATCTTACTTTAGCAACACCTACTGCTGATAGATTTGCTGAGGAACTTGATAACCAATTAAACATTAAACTTACTTGCATTAATGATCCAGTACAAGCACAAATTATTGCAACTCAAGAACTTAAACAAAACCGTGTTGATAAAATTATACAGTTTGCAAGTGACTTTACATCAAACGGTATAAAAGCAGGTGATTTAATAGATGTAACTGCTATCATGTATGACTACACAAATAAATTGTTTAGAGTAATACAAATTGAAGAAGAAGACGATAATGATGGTGCAATAATCTACAGCATTACTGCATTAGAATATGATGCAGATGTATATGTATCAAATCTAACAAGAGATCTAAGAACCAAGCGCAATGGCATTGTTCCTAAAATAATGAACGAAGAAGCACAAGCAAGTGATGACATTGACGCAGGTGCAAGTATTGGTCGTTTACTATTAGCCAATGCCGCCGCTAAGATGTTTAACAGTTTGCTTGGAAGTTTGTTTGGAGATCCAACAGCAGAAGGCGCACTTACAGCAGATGAAGTTAAGGAAGCAGAAAAGTTAACAGAATTCTTAAGTAGCACAAAGAAACCACCGTTAACACATAGTGCAAGTACAACAGCATTATGCGAAGGTGGCAGTGTAACAATTAACTTTACAGATGAGTGTGAGTCTTGTTACTTTGTTACTCCAGACTATGAATACCCATATACAATTACAGGCATAGACGCAAGTGACATTAGCATTCCGTTAACCGGGGTAGTGCAAATAACAAGTAAAACAGGATCAATTGCTTTTGATCTTACAGAAGATAGTGACATAACATACGAAACATTAACATTTACTTGTGGTGAAAACTCTAGCAATGTTGTTATCCAATCACCTAAGGCATTTACATATGACAGTGTAACAGCAAATCCAACAGCAACTACAGAAGGTGGCACATCAACAATTACAATTGCAACAACCGGCATTGCTGATGGCACAACTGTTCCGTATACAATTAGCGGAAGTGCAAGTAGCAAAGTAACAAGTCCATCACTGTCAGGCACAGTAACAATTACTAGCGGTGGCGCAACAATAGATATTACAACAAACAATGACGGTGTATACACAGGCGGACAAAGTTTAACATTTACACTTGACCCTGGCTATCAAGATCCGTGTGCAATTAGTCCACCAGATCTTACTGCCGATATTAGTGTTGCTGATGACGAAAGTGCACCACCATATGTAGCACCTGACAACACTTGCCGGACAGTAACAGTTCCAGTTGCTTGGTGTGGAAGTTACGACCCAAGCACTAACTATCTTAAAAGTTTAAGTTCAGTACGCACAATGACATTTGCATTAGCAAGTGCAGGTGGCACAGCAGTACCTTCAGCAGTAACTGTTACAGGAGCAGGAACAAGTAGTGCGGCAATTGTTGTTGGTTCAACAGTTAATGTTGACACAACTAGCGGACAAAGTGGAACTGATGTAAATATAATTACATCGTTTGACACACCTTCGCAATATCCTAACACAAGAATTACAGGCACAACAACTGTATTAAGAGGATATTAACCTTTTTTTACCTTTTTTCAATGATTATTTAAGATTTTGCTAAATACATTGCAGAATAAAACAGACAGCATTGTCTGTAATTAAAAAAGCAGACTACAACCAGGAGATTATTATGTCAGCAGCATCAAACTACACAGAAAACGCAGTACTAAACCATGTTCTAGGAGGAGCAAATTACACTCCAGCAACAACACTTTACCTTGGATTATTTACAAATGATTCAACAAACGCGGCATCTAATTTAGAAGCCGGCACATTGACAGACGAAATTTCCGGCTACAGTTATTCACGTCAAACAGTAACATTTGCAGGAGCAAGTGGTGGATCAGCGGCTACTAACTCTACTGTAACATTTACTGCGGCAACAGGCAACTGGGGAACAATTACCCACGTGGCTGTTATGGACGCATCAGCAGCAGGCAACGTATTGTTCTGGGGCGCGGTTACAACTTCTAAAACTATTGAAAATGGCGATACATTCCAGGTATCAAGCGGTAACCTAACAATCAGCCTAGCTTAATTAATAGCCAGGGTGTCTGCAACAACGGTAGGCACCCTAATCTTACTTAAAGGAGATTGATATGAGTACAATAGTATTAAGAAATACCAAAGGTTCTGCGTTAACCTTTACGGAAGGTGATGCAAACTTCACTAACCTAAACGCTGACAAAATAGAACTAACTAACCTAAGTGTAGGTGCAGAAGGCACAGCATCAGGTGATGGTGCTATTGCTTATAACAACAGCACAGGTGTATTCTCATATACACCACCAGTGATTCCCTCAGCAGGCATCAGCAATGTTGTAGAAGACACAACTCCACAACTAGGTGGTGCATTGGATGCTCAAGGCAATATAATTTCTAATTCAGTGTTTAAAGACTACGCTGAGATTGTTTACAGTATTGGAAGTAATAATGCTCCAACTATTACCATAGCAAATGGTAATGTGCAGTCAGTAACAATAACCAGCGGTCTTGCACTACCAGGGTTTGCTGATGCAGCCGCAGGACAAAGTGTTACCTTATTAGTAAGTGGCACAGGCGCAGCAACTGGCACAGGTGCTTATGTATTCGCAGGGGGCAATAAAACACTAACTACCAAGTCAGTAATCAGTATTTTTTATGATGGCACAACCTACTGGGCATCAATCGCAACTGGCTTTGTAGCCTAAGGAGACAATATGCCATTAGGAGCAGCAAGACTAACATTGTTAGCGTTTCAAGCCAGTGTAGCAAGGACCAAGATAGAATTGTATGCACCTGGAAGTGCCGTTAGTATATCAACTACACAAAGTAAATTTGGTAGTGCAAGTGCTTACTTTAATTCTGCAGCATCAGACCAAAGATTATATGCTGTAGACGCCGCTGACGGCATTGGAACAGGCGAATTTACTGTTGAGTCTTGGTATAGAGCAGATAGTTTTACAAGCACAAATGCTATAATGTATATGAGCGGCAAAGCCTTTTATGTAACAAGTGCAGGAAAAATTGCATATTATGATGGCAGTGGTGCCACTGGCACCACTACACTGTCTACAAATACCTGGTATCACTTAGTATGGCAAAGAAGTAGTGACAATGTAGTTAGATTATTTGTAGACGGTAATTTAGAAGTTTCTGTTACTAAAACTACAAGTTTTAGCGGAAGTATGATTTTAGGATGTAAGAACACAAACGATCAAGATATGAACGGTTATCTTGATGAATTCCGTGTGTCAGATATAGCACGATATTCTATATCAGGCTTTACACCCTCAACAGTGCCATTTGTCAATGATGCTGACACCGTTTTGTTGTTGCACATGGATGGTACTAATGGCTCAACTGTATTCACTGATGACATCACGCCAGTGCCTGGTGGTAGTCTTGCCACTGAATCAATTTACAGTTTTAGTAACTTGACATACAATGCAAGATCTTATCAAATACCTAAAATAAGTTATGCTGGTGATGATTCAAGCGGTCAACCAGTATTCTTTGTTGGTATGAGAAACACTAGTGGCGACTTTGTTTGCAGTTTAATTAAACGCAACAATGACGGCACCACAAGTGAAAGCACGGTTAAGTCGCTTAAATCAACTGATGAAAGATTTGAAGCACAAGGTGAATGCGGATTTGACACTAGTGGCAATCCAGTAGGTGTAACCACAGTAACATACAGAGTTAGTGGAGTTATTAAATTAGACACGTATGTTAACCGGATTGATCTAGACAACCTAACACTTGGTACAACATATTCTATTATACATTGGAACAACATAAGTTCAAGTGCTGGATTTGGTTACACTACATATCTTGGTAATGGACGATTTGGTGTTGGTTACAGATCTGCCGGTATACGCACAGCAATAGCGCAAGTTGGACCAACTTCAATAACTGTAAGCAGTAGCGAACAGATTGAGTCTTATGGCGATGGCGTTTATCAAGGCATTTACGGAGTTGAATATCAAAACGACAATGATTATCGTTGGATGAGTGCAAACGGTAATAGTAACGAACACGGCGCTGGATGGTTTGCCGGGACTACTGCACAAGGCAGTGTAAATGCTAATATTTTAACTGCTGGGCTTGCACGAACTGAACCGTTTGAAATTAACTATAACAAAATAATTACAGTAGCCCGCAGCGGAGCTAATGCTCAAGCACTTGCTTCAACTATTACTTGGCCTTCAAGCGGATCACCATCTTTATCTAATGGTAGCGCACACAACTTTAGTGACCAAACTAATTGGAGCAGTAGCTTCTGTGGAGCAAGTGATCGTGTTAATGACACACTTTACATTATGCACAAACATTCCACTAACGGATGGCAAATAAGACCCCTTACTGCCAATGGCACTAGCATAAGCGAAGGAACCGTGCTTGATGTTAATATTACTACAACTAATTGGGGGCTTGGCAGCGAATCAAACGCGGCTTGCTGGGCTAGCAGTAGTCAAGGCGCGTTATTTGTAGCGCTAATTGATGATACCACCAGCAATTATCCACAACTTTATATTAGAGATATGTCATAATGAATATCGTAACAACGCATAAGGGATAATTTATGACTGATCAATTATACATTGAAGAAGGTTACATAGACGCAAGTTACTATACCATAGTAGTAGAAGCACAAGTCAACATGGGCAGTGCTTTTACAGCCTCTATCAGTGTAATAATTGCTGATACCAATGGTTACATTCTTGAAGGTTATATTGATGACGATTTCTATGAAGGTGCAGGACAAGTAAGAGAAGCTTATGGAGCCTTAGGTGTTGCAACTACTATGGCCATTAGTATTGGCAAGATAGTTGAAGCAGATGCAAACTTTGAAGCGTTTGGTGGCAGCACATTAGTTGCAGATGCATTAAAGAATCACGCAGCCATACTTGACACAACAATGTCAATGAGTGCCACTGTAAGCAAGATT